ATGATCGAATCTGGGAATTATGCCGTCTCATCCATCATGGAGGCAGAGCGGTCGGCGCTATGGAGCGTTGAGGATTTCACGGGTCAGATGCTGCTCGAGAGAGAGGCTGATGCGTATCTTGCGCGGGCCGGAGCGATCTGCAGCAGGAGAGGGGCGAGGAAGAGACTTTATACGGATCGGCAGCTTGCAAACCACCGGCGTCGCGAGTTGACGAACTACGACGAGGGGCTGAATCTCTTCGCTGTTGCGGAACGAGAGCTTCTTGAAGTCATCGGACGGGATATCGTACGAATTTTCGATCGAGCCCGCCTTTCATCTAAGCAATACTCGGTATGGGAGCTGTTTATGACAGGCATGAGTCAGGAAGAGATCGCAAGAATTACGAAGACGACGCAATCGACCGTCTCGCGGCATTTTTCCGCCGGAAAGCGGAAGATAATCGCCGCGCTCGTCTCAGATCCGTACTACGGGTGGTGGGAAGTCTACTGGTCGGAAGTAAATCGTGTCGGCAAAGTCAGAAAATAGTCGGTCCATATGCATGGAAGAGTGCGATTAGTTGAGGATATATGTGGGAGAGAGGTCGCGGGCTTCTCTCCTTCGCACATGTGACACGACCATTCGACGAAAGTCGGAGTGTGAAGGTTTGATAAAAGACTACTATGACCAATGCAGAGCAACCGATCGACTACCAGGCCGTCGAGAAGCTGGCGATGCTGCACTGTACGGATGCGGAGATTGCCGCCTTTCTCGGCATGGGTGAAGCGGAGCTGGTGGAGCGGATGAATGTGGACGGATTACTATTCAAGGCGGTCGACGGCGGCCGAAGCCTCGGACGCATGGGCCTTCGACGCCTGCAGTGGCGGGCCGCCGAGGCGGGCCGTACAACGATGCTCATCTGGCTGGGGAAACAGCTTCTCGGCCAGCGGGAGAGGCCGGAGGATTCGGATAATTCCGACGAACTACTCAGCAAACTTGTAGCTGCCATCGAGGAGGGCGCGCGTGCTTCCATACAGTCCAAAACAGGCCGACGTGCTCCTAAACGCAAACGCAAGGTGGAACCTTCTGGTGGGGGCGACCTCCAGCGGAAAGACCTTTGCGACATACGACCTCCTGGCAAAACGAATGCTGCTCCAGCCGCCGGGGAATTCCCTTTTAATAGGAAAGACTGAGCGTACTCTTACCCGCAACGTGCTGGATCCGATGAGGGAGCGATTCGGGGCAAGGTACGTATCGGAGATCGATCACAACGGCGCTATCAGGCTCTTCGGACGAAGGTGCTACGTCGTCGGCGCGAACGACGAGCGGGCGATTCGGAAGATCCAGGGGATCAGCCTGGTCTATGCGTACGGAGACGAGTTCGCCACATGGCCTGAGTCTTTCTTCAACATGCTCAAGTCGCGCCTGAGAACCCCTGGGGCGAAGTTCGATGGGACGTGCAATCCGGAAGGTCCGTACCACTGGGCGAAGACATCTCTTCTCGATAGGGCCGGCGATCTGGATCTCTTTTCCAGGCATTTCGTGCTGGATGACAACCCATTCCTGGATACTTCCTACGTGATGGCCCTCAAGACCGAATACGTAGGCATGTGGTACAAGCGTTACATCCTGGGCTTGTGGGTCGCGGCGGAGGGAGCTGTCTACGATATGTTCGATGAATCCTCCCACGCGATCGATTCACTCCCGGTGAACGATGACGGATATCCGGCGCTCGTCAGGTATTGGGTCGGGGTGGACTATGGGACCACCAATCCGACCGTCTTCCTTCTGGTCGGGCAGGACGCCGCCGGAAAACTCTATGTCTGCGACGAATGGCGATACGACTCGGCGGAGCACGGCGGCAGGCAGAAGACCGATCAGGAGTATTCCGCTGCTTTTCGCGATTGGATCGCGAGCCATGCGGTGCTGCCGAAGTTCGTCTTTATCGATCCGTCGGCGGCCTCATTTATCGCGCAGCTTCGCCGAGACGGGGTGCGCAACCTGGCAAGCGCGGACAACTCCGTGGGAGATGGAATCCGTCGCGTTGCGACGCTCTTCTCCTCCGGGCGACTCCTGATCCACAAACGATGCAAAGGGCTGATACGAGAGATCTCCGGATACGTCTGGGATGCCAAAGCTCAGGCATACGGAGAAGATACGCCTTGCAAACAGGCCGACCACGGCCCGGATGCACTTCGATACGTAATCAACGGCACGGTGAACGCTTGGGCGAATCGCCGGTGTTGATGGAGAACGGCGGGGGGAGTCACGGACTCCCCCCGAGCCCCCCACGTTTCTTGTGGAAACCGTTCGGCTATCGAGCATGGAGCGCCCAAAAAATTTTTCTAACAGGAAAATATGCTTTGTGCTCCATGCTCGATAGCCGCATAGCGCTTTTATAAAGAAGTGGGGTGTTTGAGGGGAGCTTGCAGCTCCCCTCAACGTTTGCCCCATCCAATTCATGAGGAGATTCATCATGTCATTACCGAACGACCCGAAGTCGCCGTTTCCCGGAATTCATTGGAGGCGGACATTCGACCGATACGCTGAGCACGCGGCCTGGTATTCCGGAGATCCGATTCTGCTCGCGGAGGTATACGGCTCTAGGCTGTACGATCCGAGGGCGGCGGCGTTCTTCACCAAGTACGTCACGCCCTACACCAGCAACACGCGGTTTTGGGGGCGGCAGGTCCGGGCGGAGCGTCGGACGATGCTCCATATGCCGATTGCCGGAGATATATCGGCCACATCGTCGAACATGCTCTTCTCGGAACATCCGCAGGTCAGAATCCCAAGCGCCTTTGCGGAATCATCCGACGGGGAATCGATCGCCGCTCAGGATCGGCTGAACCGGATCATCGAGGGTGACGGGATCTACGCCAAACTCCTGCAGGCCGCGGAAACCTGCTCCGCGATGGGCGGGGTAGTGATCAAGATCAACTGGGATCGCGAGCTTGCCGATCATCCGATCCTCTCGGTCGCCCAGGCGGACAACGCGCTGCCGGAGTTCAGCCACGGCATCCTTACCGCATGCACGTTCTTCCGGGTTCTGCGGGACGACGGGTCGACGGTGGTACGCCTGATCGAGCGGCATGAACGCGGAGTGATCTTCAATGCGTTGTATGAAGGACCTCACGACGAATGGGGAACTCGGCTCGACATTGAGAGTCTCCCGGAGACGAGAGGGATCTCCTCAGTTATCGAGACCGGCATCTCTGACTTGCTCTGCCGATACATTCCGAATATGCGGCCGAACCGTCAGGAGCGCGGGAGCGACCTAGGGCAGAGCGACTACTCCGGCGCGGAAGGTATGATGGACAGCCTTGACGAGTGCTGGACGAGCTTGATGCGCGACATCCGGCTGGGGAAGGGGAGGATCATCGCTCCGGAATCTTTCCTCGACGTCGGAAAAGATCCCGCGACCGGGGAGATCCTCACGAGCTTCGACCTGGATCGTGAGGCGTATGCCGGACTCAATGCGGTGGGAGACGCGGGCGGAAGTCTGCGCGATCAGATTACGCTCACTCAGTTTGAGATTCGCACCGAGCAGCACCTTCAGGCCGCAAGCGAGATGGTTCAGTCGATAGTCACGAATGCCGGGTACTCTCCGCAGACGTTCGGGCTTCAGATAGCGGGCCGCGCGGACAGCGGGACCGCGTTAAGCGTGCGCGAGCGGAAGTCGTTCCTCACCACATCGAAGAAGGCGGAGTACTGGCGACCGGTTATCGAAGAGCTTCTACACCTGATGCTTCGGGTAGATGCCCTTCATTTCGGCAGCGGAATTGTCCCGATGCGTCCGGTCGTGGAGATTCAAGACGGCGTGCAGACCGATGCCGCACAACTCGCCAATACCATGCATCTTCTCGCGGAAGCGGAAGCCGCAAGCGTGGAGACGCGAGTCAGGATGCTCCACCCGGACTGGAGCCAGTCCCAGGTGCGAGCGGAAGCCAACCAAATCCTCGGCGAGACGGGAAGGGCATAGTCTGCGCTGATTCTAGATCATAATTACCAAGTTGCATGCGGATTTTCCCATGTCATGCTGGAACCGTGCGGACATTTTTGTGGCGTTCCTGCCAGTCTGCTATAACCGCCAGGAGGAATTTTAACATTTGCCACATAGAGGGCTCAAAAGGCATATTGTAGGCTGCGAAATAAGTGCCATTGTATACTTGGCAGCTGTTGAAATATTAACTGTGGTTATTGGCGCTAATTGCCGATAATAATGGTTGGGATAGCGCGGTGACGGGGGAACTATTAACGATCCTGACTTATTGCGCTTTTTGGAAAAAATGATAAATTTTATAAATTGACTAATTAATCGACTTGTGCTATTGTCTCACTATGCTGGGCGATTTGTAAGACATGTTCTAACATTCGTGGAGTTTGGGAAGTAGATGATCTAAAACAGGACTTCGAGCGAGTTGAGGATGCTATGTGGAAGATCGTCTCGGCGGGGAAGCCACCACCGCAGCTAATAAGGCGCCAGACCTAAAATCGGCTTGACTGCGGTTGTTATGAGGACAACTTGAGACCGTCGAACATAGGCCTGACTTTCAAATATGCAAAACCTTATATCCTTCGCAATCTCGTCATTCAACCAGTTTTATATGTGTTAGCACCAGGGGTGCTACTAGCTTATTACCAAGGCGATAAATTGCAGGAGCTCCTAAGGCTGCACTGGTTGTGGGCTTATACCGTTTTGAGCGACCACTGCGTGCCAATCATCCTTTTTGCACTTATAATTAACTGCTTCGGCATAGGAATAAGGGAGGTTTTTGAAAGAGTTCGAGTGGCCCGAATTGAAAAGAACAGAACGCCCGCAGCCATCATTACTGCGATTGGGAATGTGGTCGGCAAGAAAGATGACCGGTTTGGACGTCTTGTTCAGAAAATCGCAAAGTCAACTGGGTCGCTGACGGGAGATGATGTATTTGGCACCATCACACAACCGCACGATCAGATAGACGCTTTGCTTGAGGCTGTTGGGGACATATTCCTGGAGATGTCGCGAGGGGAAGATGCAAGCATCTCATTTGAAGCTTCATTGATTAGCGTTACATCGCAGGGAACACTAAATGATTTTGAACATTACTTTCCCAGCGGTCAACATCCGAACCATATCGAGTTGCTCCGGGATGCGCGTTCATGTGCTTCCCACGCTTTGAGAGATAAGCTAGTGATCGTGCCTGACTTTCAAGCGGAGCTCAAAAAGACAAGCAAGAGACAAAAACAGCGCTATGTCACAACCCCGGAAAGAAGAAATGATGATGGCTCAATGTTTGCATATCGTATTGACCATGACTGGACAAGTAAGCCAATTTATATATTAAGTGTATGCTGCAACAAAAAAGGATATATATCCGAAGCAGATCGTGGATTGTACAGGTTTATCATGAAGGAAATTGAAAAACGCATCAGTGTTGAACATAGTCTTGCAATTCTTAGAAAGCATGTGGTGAAAGATGAAGAAGAATAAAGAACAACAAACGCGGGCAACTAATCAATCTCCACAAATCAAAGCGATATCCGATTTTAGCAAGGAAGTTGACCGCGTTACAAGAATATTTGATCGCGCTCAAGAGAATGCGATGCGCAGGCGTAACAAGCTCAACGCGTGAGTCATACATGGCTCCCTCTGAACTGGACATGTTGTTATCGATTTACATAAGCAAAGCGTATGTAAAACACAAGCCGCTCGCTGACCCTAGATGGTCATGAAGCGGCTTGTGTCATTCTTGGCCTGGCAGTATGCTTGACGATGCGTTGTATCATATACTGGTAAGCAGCTGTAACATGGGCTAAAAGAGAAAGCAGTCAGCGAGCCAAAGTACCATCTTTGAAATACTCGACATGCTGACGATTATATACTTGCAACGCAATTACATAAAAGATCAAGCCTCTCGGCAAAAGCCGAGGGGCTTTTTTGTGCCCGGATTCGGGCGCGTTGGCAAACATCACGAGCCCGTGAGACGGGCGGAAAGGACGAACAAGTGGATATCAGCGCTATTGAAATCACGGCGGAGACGGCTATCGAGGAGGTCATTCCGTGGCCGATCAAGATCAAAGCTAATCTGCTGGGCTTTCCGGTCTATGTGACCATCACCAAGAAAGATTTCCAGGATGCGGTGCCGGCGATTACCAACGTGGTACAGTGCATCGCTGAAGCGGTGGCGAAGAAGAGTTCATCTACTACGCAGACCGCTTAGAAAAGGCTATGCCTGACGGGGCTTAAAATACGGATTCGGCCGACGGGCCTTAAACGGGAGAATGGAATCAATGACAATCAAACACGGTGACGGACTCAGGTTTTATGACGCTGACGATGGTGCCGGAAGCGGCGGCAGATCGATCGGCGGGGGTGCAGACCCGAACGCGGGCGGGAGCGATCCCGTGGGGAATCAGATTCCGCCGGATGCCAAGACTTTCACCCAGGCCGAATTGGACAAGATCATCGGCGAACGACTGAAACGAGAGCGGAAGGACTGGGAGACGAAGGTCGAAGAGGAGAAGCGCAAGGCCGTGATGACCGAGGCGGAGAGGCTCAAAGCCGAGAGAGATGAGGCCGATAAGCGAGCGAGCACCGCAACGGAGGCCGCTAACAGGCGCATAGTAAGGGCAGAGGCGAAGGCACAGGCGGCGGCAGCGGGGATCAAGGCCGATCGGCTGGATTATGCGCTTCGACTCGCTGATCTTTCAAGTATAGCTATTGGAGAGGACGGCCAGCCGGATGGCGTCGCGTTGAAAGTCGCTATCGCACAGGTGGCGAAGGATTTCCCGGAGATCCTCATGGGAAACGGGATGTCTAAAGCGGGCGGCGACTTCTCCAAAGCAAATCCAAGCGAGACACCGCTTACGGAAGAAGCCATCGGCAGAATGAGCAATGCCGAACTTAGACGCCGGCTTCCGGAGATAAAGGCGTTCTACGCAAGAAGATGAAATGGAGGCATAACAGCACATGTCCGTACAGAACTTCATACCACAGCTCTGGTCCACGCGGATAAACACCGTGCTTCTGAAGAGCCTGGTCTACGGCAACGTAGCCAACACCGACTGGGAGGGGGAGATTCGCGAGGTCGGCGACGCCGTCCGAATCAACTCCGTCGGGCCGGTTACCATAGGCAACTACGTCAGAAACAGCACGGTCATCACCCCCGAGCAGGTGGAGAACGATCAGCTCCTGCTCACCATAGATCAGGCGAAGTACTTCGCATTCCAAGTCGACGACCTGGACAGGGCACAGGCGAACGTCAACTTTATCTCCACCGCGATGGAACGGGCGGCATGGGGACTGCGCAATGAGGCCGACAAGTATATCGCGGCTCTCTGGTCGCAGGCTTCCAGCGTCACCGCCGCAACCGCCGTCAACTCGGTAAACGTCCTCGCGGCCCTGCTCACCCTTGGGCAGAAGCTGACGGAATTGAACGTCCCGATGGACGGTCGATGGGCCGTCATTCCGCCTTGGATGCACACCAAGCTCGTCCTGGCAAAGGTGATAGTCGAGGCGAAGATCGAGGACGCGGCATTCGTAGAAGGGTTCGTCGGCAGGGCGGCGGGATTCGATCTCTACGTCTCGAACAACGTCCCGATCGTGACCACCGCCGGAGTAGATCAGTACAAGGTGATGGGTGGAACGTCTAAGTCGATCACCTTCGCAGCCCAGATAGACAAGGTAGAGGCATACAGACCGCATCAGTCCTTCAGCGATGCGGTGAAGGGCCTGTATCTCTTCGGCGCGAAGATGGTCTATCCGGATGCGTGCGCCGTTCTCGACGCATCGTACTCGGCGGAGCCGTAGGGCTTATTTCATAAAGGAAAAAGGAGTGATTAACATATGGCCGATCAGACGATCAACTCTACGCTGGTGCCGGTGAACGTCATCACCGATTTCGGCGGATGGACGGCTATCAGTGCCGCGAACGACGGCATTCTCGCCCCGCCGAAAGACGGTCGATATTTCCTCGTCTTCCAGGATACCGCCGGAGGAGCTGGGGTCACCATTCGGCACGGCGACGGCGTGGAGGGTGCCCAGGGTGACATCGCCATTACGAATATGGTTCAGAACGAACTGTATTTCGCCGGTCCGGAATCGGCGCGCGTGAAGCGCGTCTGGGGATCCGGCACGCCGTACACGGCCGGATCGGATAAGGGCAAGATTCGGATCTCCGCAAGCGCAAACGTCAACGTCGCCTGCGTAATGATGCCTTAGGAAGGCGGAGACGATGGGTTCTGTCGTAAGTCAAAACATCGAATGGCTCGACTGGAATGGGGACTCAGCGCCCCATTCGACGGGATCATCTTACGGCAAGGGCGGCTCGGAGTCTGGGGAAGCATCCTCGGTCTCCGAGCCGCACACCTCCGCGAGGAGATCCCGGAATGGAAAGAGGGTGGATAATGGCGCAGACAATTCCGGTAGTTGAATATCCCGGACAGGTGCAGCAGTTCGATATGGGGAGCGCGGACATCTCAGCAAGCACGACCGCCGTGCTTCCGGGCGTGTGGGATTGCGAGAATTCCATGGATAAGGGGCTGCTGGTGACGATAGCCGGGAACGGAACGGCGAGCATCGGAATCGACGTAGGCGACGTCTCCGGTACGAACTTCTACCGCCGGGTTCAGGCATACGCGACCGGGTTGACGAAGAGCAGTGGGAACGACGGAAAGGTGTACATACGGCTCGACCCGCAGATGGTGTGCGAGTCCGTTCGCGTGTGGGTGCAGGAGACCGGCGGATCGAGCGACGTGAATGTCGCCGTACTGGCGGTGGGAAGCGTATCGAATCTTCCATAGGTTCGATACACGATCTTATGGATCATCAGGAGGTTCATCCATGTCTTATGCAACGCCGGCGGATCTTGCCGCATACATGAACGTCGATATCGGGAGTCTTCCCGGAGATTCCCAACGCATGTTGGATCGGGCGAGCGAACTGGTGGATTACGTTACCCTCGAACGAGTGAATCAGGATTCGCCGGATGAACTCTCCGCCGCTCGATGCGCCGCGTGCGCTCAGACGGAGTTCTGGATCGCGAACGGGGAGAGCGACTTATATCCGGCGCTGAAGAGCAAGACCATCGGAAAGGTTACGATGGCCTACGCCGGAACGGATCGGGGTGCGGCCGGGTACGACGACCTATGTCCGAGAGCCGTGCGGTATCTGTGGCGCGAAGGGCTGCTTCAGAGAAAGGTGGACCTCCGATGAGACTTTCCGCGAATCAGTTTCACGATTCAATCACGATAACTCCGCTGATCGGGGAGGGGGCATACGGGCCGGTGAGCGGGAACTCTTATGCCTGCGCCGCGTGCGTCGAGCCGGGGCTCAGCAAAGTCGTCGATAAGAACGGTCAGGAAATAGTCGCATCGGCGTTCGCGATCCTCCCGTCCGACTCAGCGGTCGGCATCGGCGACGCGGCGGAGTTCGAGGGCAGGCGCTATGAGGTTGTCGATGCCCAAATCATTCGGGCCGATGGGGTCGTACACCATGTGGAGATCTATCTCAAGAGCGTGGGGGAGATGGATGACTGAGAGCATGAAGTTGGATTTCGATCCTCAAGCGATCGGAGAACGGATACTGAACTCTCTACGCCCCGGCTTGGAAGCCGTGGGCGCGGCGATCCTGGAGGAGGCGAACCGGCACGTGCCTCTCGCACCTGACGGCGGGGCTCTAAAGGAGTCCGGGCGAGTTACGTCGGCGGACGATTCAGTGTGCGTATCGTATGGAACTTCCTATGCGGTAAGACTCCACGAGCATCCGGAGTATAAGTTCAGAGATGCTCCGGAGCGCGGGGCGAAATGGCTTGAAAACGCAGCGAAGAATGTCGCACCGAACGCTGCGTCAATAATCGCGGAGAGATGACCATGCTTGTAGTGGAAATGGCAAAATACCTGGCCGAAATCGGCCTTGGAAAGTTGGATGAGACGGGCGCGAATGGTAACATCTTCGTCGGAGTCCTTCCGGAGTCGCCGGACGAGTGCATATCTCTCTATCCGACGGGCGGGCAGTACTCTCCCACCGGAGAACCGTATGACGATCCCACGGTGCAGATCATCGTTCGCGGCGGACAAGATCCACGGACACCCGCGGAACTGGCGCAGAGCATATACGACGCTCTGCACGGTTTCCGGGGAGGCTCGTTCGTCGACGGGGGGGCGTATATCGTAAGCTGTCGCGGGTTGCAGAGCGCCCCCGCGCACATCGGCAGGGACGAGAACAGGCGGCATGAGTACAGCGTGAACTTCCAACTCAGAGTGTTCAATCCGAACAGGAGGCAGTAAGTGGCAGCTAACTACATAGAAGTCCTGGCGCGTGACTGGAAAGTTACCTTGGACTACATCTACGATTCGAACGGATCGCAGGTTACGAAGGAGATCCCGATCCCGTATCTGGAGAGCATCGGCTTCGATGTAACGGCGAAGGAGGCGGATGTCACCACCTTCGACGACTCCGGGAACGAGTCGAACATCATCGTAAGCAGGGCGCGAACCCTCAGGCTACAGGGATTGTATAAGGAAGACATGGTCGGAAAGACTCCGGAGCCGGGGATGGCGGCCCTGATTGCGCTGTCGGAGGCGACCGGCGTTCAGGCGACTGGCGGTTTTACCGTTACATCCCCCGCGGGGGTCACTCGGATCTTTGAAGCCAACGCCTCGATGGACTCCCTGGGCGGCAGCAAGGACGATCCTACTAAGTGGGCCTGCACGCTGAAACTAAAGGGCGGCGTGACCTACGGTACGGAAAGCGGCAGCTAGGAAGATGGCTGAAAGATACAGAGATTTCGATTCATGCTGGGGCGAGATGGAGAAGTCGCCGGTCGTCTTCAAAGCTTACGGTCGGGAGTACCAACTTCCCGCGTCCCTTCCCGCCGAAACTGCGCTCCGAATAATGCGCATCCGGAAAGACGCGGATGGAATCCCTCGATCCGGACTGGCGGATATTGCGGTCTCGCTTCTGGGACGCGAGCAACTCGACGACCTGGCCGAGAAGGGCCTGACCGCGTCCGAGTTGGGAGAGCTTCTGCAGTGGATTCTCTCCGTCTATACCGAGCAGCCGGAGGAAGACTCAAAAAACTCGATAATCCCTCGCGCGGAGAGGCGGGGGAAGTAGATATTCCGGCCTTGTGGCGACATATCGAGGCCGACTTTCAGCGTGAGTATCACATCGACCTGGCCGAAGCCGTTCATCGAATGAGCTGGCGTCGGTTCACGGTCCTGCTTCGAGGGCTTTCTTCATCCTCGGAGTTTCGTTACCGAAGCACGGAGACTGACCCTTCCGCTATCGAAGATCCTCGGCAGGCCGAACTGAGACTTCGATCCGCAGGATGGTAGATCGGACCTCTGCATCGAAGAAAGAAAGGCAAACGTCGAAATGGCAATATGGGATCTGGTGGCGGAACATGAAAGCGGGACTCGCGTCTTGGAACGACGGCAATCGATGGCTCGCAGGATCATGCTCTGCGATGACTATCTGCATGCGGAAGAGGAGTCTCCGAAGATCGGCGATCCGTATCCCACAAACTCAAAGCTGACAGTGGCTCGCGTTACCGTTCAGGGGTATGGGAAGCCGATCGGCGATGGATCTCAACCGAATTATGAACTCGCTAAGGTCACGGTGGAGTATGCCTACCCTAATCTGGTGGCAGACGGAACTCCGCTCTCTTCTTCCCAGTGCAGCGTACAAGCCCTGGCGGTTGGACAGGGGCGGACATGGGCCAGCGATAACAGCCCCGTGGGATCCGAGTCTTCGATCATTCTTCCGTTCTATATAAGAGAGATTACCTTTCATACCCTTAAGACGATCCCTCCGGTGGTGGATTGCTATCTGGGAAATATCAATGCGAGCGCCTGGACGGATCCCGTCACAGGAGATACCTATCCGGCAGAGACGGTGCAGTTCGCTGGGATCAGTCACACCCCTCAATTCGACGCTCTGATCGATGGGTTCTGCAGCAACATCGAGTGGAAATTTCTCATCAACCCGATGGGCTGGAACAGTTATTGGCGCGGTGATACCGGGACGTGGGATCAACTCAGCGAGCCGGTGCAGTCCGCCATCGACTTCATGCTGCTGGGGATCTAACTATGAAACGACTCCGAAAACCTGTTAACAGCCTGGAAGACGCGATCTCCGTCATCAACGACCTGGTGGACGTGGTGAATCGCCTCCAGCGGATCAGCGGCGGCCCTGGGATCGAGACGCGCGAGACACCGGGCGGGATCACGATAAGTGCGACGGCGCAGTCGGATGATGTGATTTGGGCGCAGATCACGGGGCTGTCGTACGTCGGCACGGTGAAGCAAAGCGTGTACGCGTGGACTGAGGTCGAGAAGATCGGCACGGGGTACGGGAACTGGCAGCCCAAGACGAACGGGCGCACCGGGACGGCGTATAACGGCATCGAGAACCAGCCGAACTACATCCCGGCTCCCGTCCTGGAAGGGACTATCGTCGCCATTCGGGACTATGTGACCGTGGACGGAATACGTGAATACTGGTTCGACGGCGCGGCATTTCTATTCCCGACGATCACCGCTGTTCAGCTGAATCCCACCAACTCGAATCAGGTAATCGTTACGGCAATGACCGATACCGGCCCTGTCGAAAGCACGTTCAATCTGAGCACTCCCCCGACTTACAAGGACCTCGATGTGGTCACGGACGTCAACTGGGACGGCACGAACTTGAACCAGGTCAAGACGACGATCTCGATCACCTCTTACGATGAGGATGGGGATACCAGCATCATCGACACGCCGGAGACATGCACATCATGAGCGGCCACCTGAACGCTATCAACGGTCACCTTACGCGGGTGGAGCGCACCGACCCGTCATTCGCGGGACGCTATCACCTCGCTTCCAACTGCATCGACTGTAAAAGGCTGCTCAGCGGCAAGACCACAATGAGCGTGTCCATCGAAGCGACCAGCAACCACGGGGATACGGTCACGGCGGCGTTCTCCTTCGCCCCGACGTGGACGGGATCGGGCAATGATGACAACTATTGGACTCAAACTCTCCAAGTAAACATGATGGTCAACGGAAGCGCCTGTAACGCTGAATTCGGACTCTCATGCGGTTCAGTATCCGGTGCTGGAAATATAGGAATCGGAATCGGCGGCGCTGACTTCACCCACGGTTGCAACTGGGTCAACATCATATCCACCGGCAACTCGGTCGGCGACTTCTACGCCAACAGCGGGGGAACTTTTACGCTTACGAACACGGGTGAACCGAGCATCCACAACGGGCCGGTTCTCTGGACGGGAACCGCGTCCATCGTATTGGAGTGATAATGACCGACTGCAAACATACTCGCACCCGCGTTAAGTGGTACGTGGTGGAGTGTCAGGACTGCGGACACATGCACAATGTGGTGGTCACGACTCCGCTTGTGAGGTTCTCGGAGATGCTTCAATCCGTGCGGCAGGGGAGAATCGACCGAGAGACCGCCATTCTCGATCCAGAGTGGTCGGACGAACAGCGGGATTTGCTCTCCACGATGCCCGTCTGTCCACACGATAAGATCGAGGAATACGAGTGCAGCTGCACGCACGGCAAGCGCTGGCGGTGCAAGTCATGCGGACTCGCGGCGGATTCGTCCGATGTTTTCAAGCGGCTTGGAGGTCGACATGACTGATTCCAATATTCAATCTGCAATCGCATCCATTCAGAAGTATCAGGCCGATCACGCGGCTTTGGAAGTCGAGATGCCGAGCGATTTCGATTCCCAAGTCGTATCTCTGCGAAACGCATACCTCGCGGAGCTGGCCTCCGAGGGGTTCGCCTCGCCGGAGGATGCTCTCTCGGCAATCGCGGCGGTATATCCTCCGAGTTGCGGGACGTGCTATCAATGCTGTGCCGACTATTGGTCTGACTGCCCGAGCTTTCAAAATGGAAGTTGCACGGCTGGCAAATCTCCGATGGACTGCATGGGTCTGTGCCAAAACTGCGAGACGGCAATAGAG